GCTTGGGCAAGAATGGCAGAACCTTTTCTTTAAGCATCCGTCGCATGTGTGGGTTGATTGTTTTGTAGAACTCATCTTGCATGTGAGGCTTCACTCCGACAACCAAAAGAGCGCCCCACATGTTTGTCATAGTGTCGACCATTCGGTCAATCCACTTGGTCTTGCTTGGCCAGTTTTCTGGCGAAATCCAGTGCAAAATTGGCCACAAGTCAACAACATCGTTAGCAATAGGAGTACCCGTCATAGCAAATCGATAATCTGCATCCCCTGTAGCGGACCACAATGCTCGCGTCTGCTTTGACTTCGGGTCCTTAGAGCGGTGAATCTCGTCAGCAACTACAGCATTAAAGTTGAACTCGTTTAGCTCTCGCTGGTGGACTTCGCAGCGGTTGAGGCTTACGCCTTCGTCCAATCCACCGCACTCCGAGCAACGAGTCAAGGCTACAGAGCCATATGGAGCCAGCCTTGAGTGTGCCCGCAAAGACTCCCAGTTGATGATGATGACATCAAGATTGCTCTCCTGAGCGATAGCAAATTGTTTTTTACGCTGTGCAGCTGTGCCTTTGATGACCTGCGTAGTGACCTCAGGCCACCACTGCTTAAACTCACGCTCCCAGTTCTTCTTTAATGTGTTTGGGCAAACAATAAGTGCTGGAAAAACATCCTTACCGCTGTCGTTTAATTTTTTTAACGCACGAATTGCCTGAGCAGTCTTACCCAACCCGGGCTCGTCTGCGAGTAGAGCACGCTTAGCTGTTGCGAGGTACGCAACGCCCGCACGCTGGTGGGGGAACAAGTCCTCGTCACCCTCGTGGTCTTCTAGCTCACGAAGCTCCAGAGACGGCTGAATGCGAGAGCTGAGCTCGCTACTTGCCCAATTTGCAAGCTCCGGACCAATCTCTAGCTTTTCCTTAAAGCTGCTACGCAATGCAAGGCAGCTAGACCAGCTCAGCGGGACAGTCCACACTTGGTCTTTGCGATTCCACGATGAACCCGGAATCTTTTGGCAGATTTCTCTGAAGCGCCATTCAGCAAAGATGTTGATGTGTTTCTGGTCGGAGCTGACCTCGACCTTAACCGTCATTTAAACCTCTTCTGTCGTTATGTATCTAGTGTAACAGACTTCCCTGTAAATTTCACGATTTCTGTTAGTGACTTTTTCTATTGTAGCAATTTAGCAGGTATCCAGCCCATTTTGGTCAGTGCGAGTAGGGCGTGTCGGATTGCGTCTAGTGCGTGCCCGTCGCCACCCTTGTGCCATAGGTTGAGCTTCTTTAAGGCGGGATTGGGGAACATATTCTTTGCGTCAACGGGGGCCTGAAAGCGAATCTCTTCCGCGTCGGGTGCGTGACGGCCAGAGCGACACAGGTGTTTGAGCACCCCAATCTGCTCCAAAGAGTAGGGGGCTTGAGAGTTTCGCACCGTGGCTTGATTAATCACAAATCTCTCGCAAACAACAACGGTTTTGTCCGCTTGCATCATTCCGGCTAGGAAAGCCCCTTCAATAACGCTTGCGTAGGCTTCTGCGGTAACCTCTTGAGAAAACTCAATTACGGGGTCTTCATCGGGGACTCCGCTCCACAGAATTAAGGCAATGCCTGAAGTCTTTCCGGGGTCTACGCCCAACACTGCATATTTCATTAGTATTTGTCTCCCCAATTCTCTAGAGGGCCGTCAGCATCTGCCGTCAGTGGCACTTGCCAGTTGTCCGTGGTGGTCATGCATTCTTTTACGATTTGCTTAATCTCTTCCGCATCCTTACGCGGAGCTTGCAGAACGATTTCGTCGTGCACGGGAACGATTAGGTTGTCGGTCAATCCCGCTTGGTCCAGCTTGACGAGGTTTGATTTGAATATTTCAGCTGCCCCACCCTGAATCAAATAGTTAACTAATGTGTAGGTGCGGTCCTCATCGCACGGAATGCGTCGCCCGGTCCATGTGTTGATGTAGCCCTCGCCCTCTTGCAGGAGTCGTCGCTGGCCAACACTGTTAACAGTCCTCTGGAACTCGGCCATTCCGGGATAGTTCATATCGAAAGAGTCGGAGACGGCTTGCATCTGCTCTTTAGGAACTCCTGCTGTCAGAGCCTGCTTTGCAACACCAGCTCCATAGAGACGGCCATACACAACGCCCTTAATCAGGCCACGACGCTTGTCGGACTTTTGCATTGACGGGTCCTGATAGACCTGACGGCCAATCTCAGTAAATGGGTCAGAGCCCTCGGCGTCAGCACGGAGAAACAGGTTAATGAGGTTCTGGTCCCCAGACAGCGTGGCAAACATACGAAACTCGACTTGGTCAAGGTCGGACGTGATGATGACGTGGTCCTCGTCCTTGGGGATAAACGCACGGCGCACTGTGTCATCGCCTTTGGGCAAAGTCTGTAGTGCTGGCTCCGTGATGGACATTCTGGAAGTTCTCGCGGCCAAGGTGTTGATAGATGGGTGCAAGAAACCATCAACGTTCTTTTCTGTGAAGTTGAGGAAGTAGGTGCTTGCAAGCTTGTCCGCTTTGCGTTGCTTCAAAACAACTTCGGCAAGATGCTTGACTTCGTCGTTGCCCTCAATCGATAGACGCTTGATTTCGTCCTTGCTAGCAGACTTCTGCCCCGACGGGGTGTAGCTCTCAATCTCAGCGCCTAAGCCCTCAAATGTGCGAACTAACTGCTGATTACTTGTCATAGATGCGTTGTAAGTGTTGTAGAACCATAGCTTGGTTCGCTCGGTGTAGTCGATAAGCTCGTCGTACTTTTCTTTCGAATAGTCGAGGTTTACCCGAGCGCCGTTGATTTCCATGCGAGTAGCAATTTTTCGAGCAGCCATTTCTAGTTCATAAGGCTTGTAATACTGACCGTCGGGACCGCACTGCTCGTAGAACATTTCCCATAGGCGGGCAGTCAGTACAGTGTCAAGTGCGCCATAAGACCAGTAAGGCTGATACTCAATGGGTACAGTCCCCCACGTCCAGCCATTCTTTGCCATGCCCTCGTCTAACTGAGCTTGCAACCCAGCGGCATACGGGTCGATGTACTGAGAGGAGAGGGGCTTTAGGGCCGCTGACCTAAGCGGGTCAAGAATGCGAGCCATAATCATTGTGTCGTGAGCGCGGTCCCACGGTATTTCCCAGTCTGAGGCCACAGCAAACCACTTAGCCTCGAAGGCAATGTTGTGGCAAATAATTGGCCCCTCAAACTGATTCATGCCTTGATAGAAAACACCAGACCACGTCTCCCACGGAATAGACCATCCCTGTTGGCCATCACCGACCTGTACAAGTCGGAGTCGACCGTGCCAAGGAGAGAAAGCGTCTTTTTTGTTTTGACTATTCGGTAGCTCGCCCGTTTCGATGTCCACGGCGACGGCGTTGTGGGGGCGACGCTCGCCAAGCCAGCGTAGGAAGTTCTGGGCCTCGTCTACATTGTTGACAAGGTGCAACTGCACGTTCGATAAGTCTGTTCTGTCGTTAGTCATGTCATTCTTTCTTTCTTTTATTGTAGACCGTCTAGGGAATCATCTCCACCCTGTAGATTCGGTCTATCTGAGTATCCTTGTCGGCTGCTTGTTCTAAGAGTCTTTGAGCAACTTTTGTAAGATAGCGAGCGCCGTTTTCTGGGTCGTACTTATATAGTGCATCAAGAACTGGTTCGGGTGTCTCGCTGACCTGAGCCCAAGTTCTGTCCTGTTCGGGGAAGAGAATTGGCATTCTTTTATCCGGCCCGCACTCTTCGCAAGGGGTGGCCTCGGGTTTCAGGTTGTATGGCTCTGCTTCTGTGAGGCCGTAACGCTTTACCAAATTGCAAGTAGCTGCGTGATAGACAACTGAAACACCAATTCTAGAAAGAATGTAGGAGCCGTTCTCGGTGCGGTACAGCTTGAACTCAATCCAGCGTGTGGCCCCTCGCCTTTGCGAAGAAGATTCCCCCAAAAGTTGCCCGCTAAATTGAAGGGTGCGCGAGCCGTCTCTTACTTCAAACATTATGCTGGCTCATCTGTCGGTGTCTCGGGGTCAAAAGCATCGTTGTAGTAGGCCCAGTTCCACCAACGATTGATTTCGTCTAGAGTCCAATCAATTTCATCATAGCTAGGGTTGAATGGGTATCTACTGTTGGGCGGGCTCTCTTCGAATCCTACAATTTGCAGTTGATTAGTGAGGTCTTTTAGATACTGAACAAGGTTCTCAAGGTGTGCAAAAGCCTCCTCAACCGTAAGTTCAGCTCTCTCTTGAGCGTTATCAAAAACTAGAGAGACTGAAAACACTTCTCCATCGGACGCGGTGAAAGTTTTTTTCCACTCCGGCCTAGCCCCTTGAGTATATACAAAACTGTTTGTCACTATTTGCTCTCTAACCTGTCAACTTTATCTTTTAAATAGTTTATCTCTTGTTGTTGCGTTTTTACGAGCTCCAACACGAGTGCCGAAAAAAGACTGTAGTTCAATCTGTCCGGCTCTCCCTCGTTGTTGTATAGAACAACTTCATCAAACCCAAGCTCAAGCAAGTCTTCAATTAAGTATCCGTGCATCCACTCTTTATTCGCTGAATTTTCTAAATTTTTGTATTTTCTTCTGTACTTATACTTTTTAAGTGGTAACTCTAAAAGCTTTTTGGGGTCTTCTATCTGGTGGTCGGAGATGTCCTTTTTAAACTTCTTTGAAGACGGCGAACCATCAGGACCAGTAGTAGTGCGAGAGTCAAATCCTTGTAGGGCTCCCCCAAAGCTGTCTCTCTCCGGTATAAAGTAAAAGTGGATGTGTCGAGTGCTGGCAAACGCATCGCTTCTAGCCGAGACGGTGTTACCTCGTTTACTTAGGCCGAACCCGACTTCCAATCCTTGAGAAACAATGGCGTCTTTTGTCGGTCCTGACATTTTGGTAGAAAAGACCGAATTGTTTTCTAGCTTTCTACCATCCATGCCACTGATTTTTGCATCAGATACAGCACCGTTTGCAATCTCACTTGAGCCGACGGCCCCCGATGCAATTTCAGAAGAGCCCACGGCGTTGGAGGCAATCTTTGCCGCGGTAACCGAGTTGTTGGCAAGCTTAGCTCCGGTCACAGCCCCAGAAGCTAGCTTGTCACTTCCAACCGCACCGCTTCCTATTTTTGCCGAAGTAACTGCGCCACTGGCAATTTTGTTTCCCGTTACCGCAGAGCTAGCAATCTTTGCTGCGGTAACAGCGCTACCTGCCAGCTCATTGGTTCCGACAGCAGAACTGGCAATCTGAGACGCAGTAACAGCATTGTTGGCTATTTTGCTTTCGGTCACAGCATCATTTGCAATTTTGCTGTTTGTAACAGCGTTGTTTTGGATTTTTGCCTCCGTTACCGCGCTGTTTTGAATGTTGTTCGTAGCTACAGCATTTGCCGCTAATTTTGAATTCGTTATTTTTCCGTCTTGAACGTTGGGAGTATCAACGGAATCGTCTTGCAAATTATCATTGCTTACAGCATCTGTAGCAATCGTTCTGTTAGACACAGAGTCATCAGCAAGTTTTACTTCTTCGACTGAAGCATTTTGGAGCTTTGGGGTGCTAATTGAGTCGTTTTGAAGTTGCTCGTTTGCAATTGCATCTGCTGCAACTTGGTCGTTTGTAACGGCATCTAAAGCAATTTGGTCGGTTGCCACAGCGCGGGGCTGAATGTTAGTGCGACGCACAACTTCGTTGGCTAGCTTGGTCGGAGTAGCTCTGTTCTGCAGATACTGAACTCTTCTTTGGATGTCCGAAATTGTCCCGGTTAAGGACCTTCTACTTGCTCTTCTTCTAGTTGCCACGTTGGTCCACCTTCCAGTCAGATACTAAGTTAAGTTCGACCTCTTCGGGAATGGGCGCATCGTCAGGAATGCTGACGGTGTAGGAATCAATTTTCCTGATAAGAATGTCGTCTCTAGGTTCTTGGTCGCTAGCTAGACGCTGGCGAATAAACTCGTCATCAATGATGATTGAGCACCACTGGCCGGGGAAAAACGAGCCAACTTGCGGGTACTGAGAACCGTTTACAACAAGCTTGTAAATCCCTATGGGAGGCCGAGACTCAAACAAGTAGTCCTGAGCATAAGCGTGCAAGCTTAGCTCGTCTTCAATTTCATCTAATGTTTCTACTTGGTCTAGAAGGGGCCAGCTCTTACCGTTTGGGTTGTTGAGCAAAGTCCTGTCGGCGGCACCAGCGTAGGGCTGGCTAGCCTCATCGGTCATGTCCTCGATGTTCCCCACGACAAAAAATCTTGTAGCCGCATTTTCTGCCGATTCGTCAACAGTAAATGTGATGATATTTCCGGGATACTCAAAAACAAGTTTTTCCGCACCAAAGTCTGTTACGGCATAGACATCATTTTCTGGCGGTGGGTCGGCAAGACTAATTGGGAAAAGCCTAAAAGTTCTAGTGAAAGATGCGGTTGCAAAGTCGTAGTCGCAGTCAATGCGGTATTCAAAACCGCCGTCCACAACGTTGGAGTAGCTCTCTAAAATCTCTCCAATTGTTTTTTGCTCAAAGCCACGGAATATTTGAGTGTCTTGGTAAAAACCACTTTTAAGAACATTTTCAAAATCGATACCGATACTGGCATTAGATATGTAGCTCCCATAGTCTCCGTAAATGGCTTTAGAGCCAAAAGTCGCAATACCACCAGCAACACCCTCGGGACCGACGTTTAAAATACCACCAGAGCTAAAAGTAAAAGAATTAGAGCTGGGAATGCTAGTAATTGTAAACCGTCCATTGAACGTCGTGTCCAATCTGCCCGTGAAAAAGGCGTCTACTCCGTCAAGGATAACTGTTTGACCAACGCTCGCGTTGTGGTCTTCATCGAGAGTAATAGTTGCAACATTGTCTTGCAACTGCTTGGTAACAACGTTAAGGCTTCTAATTCCGGCTAGCTCGGTAAGAAGAATATCGGGACCGGGGAGCTGGTAACGAATCCTTCGCTTGTCGGGTATCTCGGTGACAGTGTGGTATCCGTCTAGTTCGGGGTCGACTTCTACAATTTCAATGTTTTGGCCGGGGATAATATCGTGGTCTTCGTTTGTGTAAAGCGTGACAATGTCAGCAGAGCGTTCCTTTTGGATAACCGAAGCTTGAAACTCTCGTGCTGGTTTAATAACTTCGTTTGCAAAGTTAAGCCCACCTAGGTCGTTTTGAGCTTGGAATATTAAGTTTCGAGCTAGGTCATAGCTGTCAATAAGACTCCGGCAAGCACCGCTAGTGCTGGTTCCCGACCCATTCGCAGAAGTTGTTTCAAACTGAAATTGGTTTGTTGCGGGCAGCTCAGTAATTGTCTGAACCCCGTCAACGATTGGGTTGGTGAAGGTAATAGCAATTTTGTCCCCGATAGCAAAACCGTGAGGGAATTCGGTGGTGATTGTGGCCGTTCCGTTTGTTACGTCGTACTCCGCAATTCCGATAAAGTTTGAGCCGTATTGGACTGTCTGCCAGATGTTTCGATGGTAGAAGTAGCTCATAAACTCCCCACCGTTTACCTCAAGCTCTTGGGTTGACACATCGTAGCTTCTGCTCCAAATAATTCCGCCCCATACGCAAGCCTGATTACGCATAATGTAAATTCCGGTTCTTCCCGGCATTGTTGCTTCGTAGAGGTCTAGACCCTTAGTTGCTTCAATAAAAGGAATAGTGCCCGAGAAAGAGCCAGCTCGACGGTTGGCCCTCTCAAACTGCACACCCTTAAAGGGCACCTCAGAGATAACCTGATTAGTCAGCAGGTCAGTTAAAAAGTATCTGTAAGTTATGTCTGTCTCGATAGTCATTTATGTCCTTGTTTTTACGTCATCCACCCCGAGCGGTAAAAAACTCTTAGTGCCGAAGTCGAGTCGGGGTTTCCGGTATCAATAAACTCTAGCTCGTTATTTCCCGGGGCAAGGGATATGAAGTCGGCGAGTACATCGATTCTGCCTCTAGCCCCCTGTAGCTCCCCGTTAAAAGCAACCTCTCGACGTTTAGTGTCGATTTCCAAAATATCTGCTTGAACCACAGCGGAAGCGCCTACGAGGCCGGGAGTAAACTGCACGTTGTTTGTTTTGACAACATTTCCACCGCTCTGAGTCTCCGCAATTTCACTAGACACTGTCGCGGTTCCTCCTCTTGCAGATAGGGGAAGACTGCCCCCTACTTCTGCCAAGCCGGGAGGGTCAAGAAGAATCTGAGGAACACTGCCCGAGAGTTCGACAAAGACATCAGGAGTCTCTCCAGTGTCTTCATCTTCTTCGTACTCAATGATGGGTACGTTTGGTGCAACCTTCTCAAACTCAAGAACGTTGAGGAACGGAATTGCACTTACGGTGTAGGTTCCGTCAAATGGTGTCCCAACCCCGACGATTGTAATGGTTTCGCCGATAAAAGCGCCGTGAGTTTCTCTAGTTGTCACTGTGACAATGTTTCCCGCCAATTGAATAGAGGCAAGCTTTCTACTAGCTGATACAACTGTTCCCCGCTGAGGGAGCGATGTGGAGACCTGATTAGACCCCGTGTTTGCATAGCTAAAGGTGGTAGCACTAGGAAGCTCGGTGATAGTGAAGGTGCCGTCGTAGGAAGAGCCAACTTTGTTGACGTAAACCTTCTCCCCGACCACATACCCGTGGGGCTGTGAGGTTGTGAGTGTTGCCACGTTTCCCGAACGAGCTTTAGTAATTACTTCTTTTCTTGTTGCTCGTGGTCTGACATAGTTAAAGTTTGTTGCAGTGTCGATTCCCGCAATGTTAAAGCCACCGTCAAAAGTCAAAGTTGTGCCACTGATATTTACTGGCTCTCCAACCACAAACCCGTGAGGCTCTGCCATAGTTACGCTGATTACTTCTGGAGTAGCCCGGACCGACCCCGGACACGACAACGGTCTCGCCAACAATAAACTGATGCGTGTCAGAAGTATTAATTGTTGCGATGTTAGAAATCAATGACGCAGAGACAACACTTCTCGGCGGGACTCGGGTTCTGGTGTAAGTCAAAGATGTGCTACTCGGTACAGACGCAACGGTATAAGTTCCGTTAAATAGCGAATCAACTCCTGCAACCGTAAATCGGTCTCCAATGTTTAGACCGTGCGGGTCTGTTGTTCTCAGAGTTGCCACGCCAGCAGAGAGCTCTTTAAAAGCAACTGGAGTAATCGTTGCAGCGTCTGCGTCAAAAGTGAATGTCGTGTCTGTCGGCGTTGCGGTGATTAATTTGTCACCATCAAACGGAGCACCGATACCGGAGACAAAAACGCTGTCTCCCACAGAGAAGTCGTGAGCTTCAGTTGTTGTGAGGGTGGCAACATCTTTCAGCTGTGCAACGTCAAAAGTAAGCTGTTTGTTAACAACTTCCCGCGAGATGGGGCCCTTGAGGGGCTGAGTAATAATAATCAGCTCTTGGGTGGTCTTATTAAAAATAGTTCCCGGGCTAGTGAAAGGTCCCGAAATCTCAAAAATGGCAGGAACAGAATAGTTTCCGACGTTTTCAACAAAACCTATTCC